ATGTATCTGTATAAGTAGTTTGAGGTCTTTGAAAATTACTTTTAGCTAAACTTTTTATATATTCATTACCTTTATGAGAACTATTCACAATATTCATATAAATATATTTATATATTATATATTATAATATATATTTATATGAATATTATTGAATATATTAATAATACTTATTATAATCATTTAAGAAATTTTTCCTATATTAAACATGATGATTGTGAAAATATAAAGAGAAACTATTATATTAAGGGGATTAACAAATCTTCACTTATACTAGATATTTACGGGTGTGTAATAGAAGCCAATGCCGTATATATTAAAGTACGTAATTTAAAAACACATATAACCAGTATTATTTATCCAGAACATTATTATATATTTACTAAAAAATATAATACCTATAAAAAAAAATCTTTCAGTGATGATATTAAAATTTTCATAAAAAAATTAGATAATTAATTATAATATATCGATTCATTAGTATTATTAATAAAGCATTTGTTATGCTCAATAATATTTAAATTGATTAGTAATAAATATAGAAAATAATATGTTAAACTTATTATATTAATATATTATATTATATTAATAAAATGGGATATGGACAATTATTACTCTCCGTAAAAAGTGAATCGGACAATTATTTAGTAGGAAACCCACAATTTACTTATTTCAAATCAGTATATAAACGACATACAAATTTTTCAATAGATTATCAAAGTATTAAATTATATGGTGATACTGAAAATGTATTTGGAAAAAAACTATATATTAATGTCCCTAAAAATGGAGATTTAGTCCATCGTATGTTTTTAACATTTGAAGTTGAAGTAGATACGAACGCAGATTTAGAAAAGATAGCACCTTTGGGATACAATTACATTGATTATATTGAATTATATATAGGGGGTCAATTAATAGATAAACATACCGGGGAATATTTAGCAATATATCATGAACAATTTAGCGATAGTTCAAAATCGATAGGCATCGCAAATATGGTAGGCATTCAAAATAATACAAATGGTTCAACAAAGAAATTAATCACACTGCCCTTACGTTTTTGGTTTAATAATGATGTCGGATTATCATTGCCCCTTATCGCTCTTCAATATTCCGATATTAAAATAGACATTAAATTTAATGATAAAAATAAAGTAAATAAATTCAGTAGTAGTCAAACAGCAGTATCGGGTATTTCCATAAATAATATCGCATTACTTTCTGAATATATATTCTTAGATAAAGAAGAAAGAAATATGTTTAGTTCAAAAACTCACGAATATCTTATTACACAATTACAGTCCAGTCAATTAAATACAATACCCAGATATACTGAATTATATTCGAAATATTATACGGGTAGTGGAATTGTTAAAGAAAAATTAGAAAAATTACGATTTAAAGTAAATATACGATTTTCATATCCTATTAAACAAATAATATGGGGTATTCAAGATTTAATTTCAAAAAAAGTCTCGAATGACGGGGTCAATTATATAGATTATGAGAATGAAGGTATATTTAAATATAATATGTGGAATAATCACACACCTGGTTCCGAACAAATGACATATTGTAATATTATAATTAATAATAAAGAATTAATGGAGGAAATGCCTGCAGATTTTTTCCGATACATCCAACCTATTACGTATGGACAAGGGCATGGTATTAATTATATTGATTTAAATACTGTCGCGAATACTAATAATCCCAAAATGGATGAATTACAATTATCGAAAGGATTAGGATTTTACTCATATTCATTCGCATTAAAACCAAAGAATTTTCAACCATCTGGTAGTCTCAATTTTTCAAAATTAGATAATATTCAATTAAAATTTGGTATTAGAAAAACACACGAAAAAAATAATACAACGGATAATATAAATCAAAACAGTAAAATGATAAGTTTATATGCTATTAATTATAACATACTTAAAATTTCAAGTGGGATGTGTGGATTAGCATTTATGAATTAAATTTAAAATAAAAAATTTTTTTAAATTTATAATATAACTTTATATCAATAATGTCTAATTCAAAAATAAGTTTATTGGCAACCGGTGAAAATGACCTTTATTTAACAGGTGAAGCGAACCATACATTTTTTAAAAAACAAACAAATACTCATTCTCATTTTGGACAAAGTTGGAGTATTGTGTCAAATAACGATAAGAATATGGTTGGTAAATTCGAACCAAATAATACGGTCAGTCTTCGTCTTCCAGTTGAAGGAGATTTAATCGATGATTTAATGATTAGAATTAAAATAGCGGTTCCGGATTCGGTAACCGATGATTGGGGGGGTAATGAAAATAACAAAACTATAGAAAAATATATGAATCATTATACCGGTCTATCTATTATTAAAAAAATAATAATGAAAAATAACGACAAAGTAATTTCAGAATTAGATAATACCTTTATATGTAATTATTGCAAATTACATTTAGAAACCAAAGAATATATTAAATTTTACAAAATGGCATCGGTCGGAAATCAAACAATTAATAATATTTTAATTAGAGATACAACTTTAACCAATAAAAAAATTATGTATTTACATATCCCAGTGCCATTTTGGTTTACTAAAGATTCTAAACAGTCATTTCCAATGTGGGCTTTAAATAATCCAAATATTACATTTGATATAGAACTAGATGATTATGAAAAATTAACAAAAAATCCATTTAAATTTGGTAACAGTGAAAATTACATACATGATATTGAATTATTAATAAATTATACTTATCTTAATAATTTAGAGAAAAAAAAATTTGAGAATTTACCATTGGAATATATAATAGAACAAGTAGATTTAGTAAATACAGAAACTTTAGAAATTCCTTCGAACGCATCAGGTGGATTATATAGAAAAAAAATAATGCTTCCGAAAAGTAATTTTATAAAATACCTAATGTGGGGTTTGACACCCAAAATAATAGGTTCATTGACTGAAGATGGATCTGACGGTTATCATCAATTTGGTAATATTAACGGAATTACAAATTCAAGTTTAACTTTTAATGGAAATCGTTTATTAGATGAAGTTGATTCCAATTTTACAAGTCTTATTACCCGCTATAATAATTTTAAATTTCCAGAAAATGATACACCAGAAATTAATACTTCAGTTAATATTGATACTAATTTACATACATATTCCTTTTGCTTACATCCGATGGATTATAAATTGTCTGGATTTTTAAATACCGAAAATTTTAATACTTCGGAACTTACAGTAGATATTAAATTAGAACCAATCGCTAATTTAACTGAGGTAGAATTAAAAATATATCAAATAAAGCATAACATACTACGTTTTAAAAATGGCACTATGGACATTTTATACAATTAATTACAACAGTTTTTTAAATATAAAGAAAAATTTAAATATATTTTTAATTAAATATATTTAATTAAATAAATAATTTACTTAAAAATAAAATATTGCGTTATAATATATATAATGGGAGGTGGATTAATGCAATTAGTAGCTTACGGCGCACAGGACATTTATTTAACAGGTAACCCGCAAATTACCTTCTTCAAGGTGGTTTACAGACGCCACACTAACTTCGCGGTCGAAGCGATCGAACAGACTTTCAACGGTTCCGCCGCTGAAGGACAGAAATTTTCATGCACTATTTCCAGAAACGGTGATTTATTACACAGAGTTTATTTAGAAATCGATACAACCTGCACCGCAGCCGATGGTAATCGAGGTTTCGAAATGATTGATTACGTTGAAGTAGAAATTGGCGGTCAATGCATTGACAAACACTACGGTCAATGGATGGCAATATGGTGCTCATTAACCCACGATTCTGATAAACAAACAATGCTCAAAACTATGATGCCCGTAACCAAAAGCGGCACGACGAAAACATATTTACCACTTCAACTTTGGTTTTGCCGCAACCCCGGTTTAGCTTTACCACTTATTGCTTTACAATACCACGAAGTTAAATTAAACGTCCAATTTGCCACACAGGGCACTACGGCGAACGACCTTAACTGCTGTGTTTTCTGCGATTACATCTTCCTCGACACAGACGAACGTCGCAGATTCGCTCAAGTTTCACACGAATACTTAATTGAACAGGTTCAGACATCTAACGTATTAGCTGTCGGTTCCGCCGAATTAAGATTTAACCACCCTGTTAAAGAAATTGTATGGGTTGGTGTAGATGTAGATGAAGCAGTTGCTGATGCTCTTTTACAATTAAACGGACACGACCGCTTCCGCAAACGTGCTGGTTCATACTTCTCGGATGTTCAGAGATACGAACACCACACTGGTTCTGGCAACCTCACCGAATTAGGTTGCCGTGCTAATCTTAACATGTATTCCTTCGCATTAAAACCAGAAGAACACCAACCGTCGGGAACCTGCAATTTCTCAAGAATTGATAATGCTGTTCTAACTGTAACAAAATCGTCAAGCATGAAAACAATGAAAGTATACGCTGTAAACTACAACGTATTACGCATTATGTCTGGTATGGGTGGTCTCGCATACTCTAACTAAATGTAATGAAGTAAATTTATACATTTTATTTATTAAATTTTAATAAATAAAAATTAAAAAATTAAATAAATAAAATAAAAAATTAAAAAATATTGCTTATATATATATATAATGGGAGGTGGATTAATGCAATTAGTAGCTTACGGCGCACAGGACATTTATTTAACAGGTAACCCACAAATTACCTTCTTCAAGGTGGTTTACAGACGCCACACTAACTTCGCGGTCGAAGCGATCGAACAGACTTTCAACGGTTCCGCCGCCGAAGGTCAAAAATTTTCATGCACTATTTCCAGAAACGGTGATTTATTACACAGAGTTTATTTACAAACTGAATTAACACCAGGGCACGCAGACTCATGGGTCGGTTTTGAAATAATTGACTACGTCGAAGTTGAAATTGGAGGTCAATGTATTGATAAACATTACGGCGAATGGATGGCAATATGGTGTTCATTAACTCATGGTAGTGATAAAAAAGCTATGTTAAAAAATTTATTCCCCCAGGGCACGGTGGCAGACCCGCTCGCACAACCCGCCGCAATCCCCGCCACATCGGCAATAAACTATATTCCACTACAATTTTGGTTTTGCCGTAATCCAGGTTTAGCTTTACCACTTATTGCTTTACAATATCACGAGGTTAAGTTAAATGTTCAATTCAAAAAGAACACGGATAACGCAAAAGCAAATACATTCGGACAAACCTGCGTATTCTGTGATTACATTTTCCTTGACACCGACGAACGTCGTAGATTCGCCCAAGTTTCCCATGAATATTTAATTGAACAGGTCCAGACCTCTAATAAATTATCATTATCGACAGGAGCTGGTTCAGTTGAATTAAGATTCAACCACCCAGTTAAGGAAATGATGTGGGTAGCGAAGAAGTCGGACGGTGATACTGAAACAAATACCGATGCTCTTTTACAATTAAACGGACATGACCGCTTCAGAAAACGTGCGGGTAGTTATTTTACTACTGTTCAAAGATACGAACACCACTGTGGCAGCGAACTGACAACCAGTCCATACGACGTCGACGGATGCCCCGGCGATGTTCATATGTATTCCTTCGCCTTAAAACCTGAAGAACATCAACCATCAGGAACCTGTAATTTCTCCAGAATCGATAATGCTGTTTTAACTGTTACAGGTACTGCTGCTACTGATATGACTGTATATGCTGTAAACTACAACGTATTACGTATTATGTCTGGTATGGGTGGTCTCGCATACTCTAACTAAAGAAAATATAATAATATGCATTAAATTATCTAATAATAAATTAAATTAGTATAAAATAATTAAAATTTAAATTATTTTATATTTATAAGAGAATATACATTTATAACATTAATAATTCTAAAGAATGTTTACAGTCTTTATGGATATACATTGTATTACTCCATTTTAAGCAGTTATATACAAATAGAGTTTCTTTACACATACAGCACCGAAAATCAGCGTATTCTAAAATAATTGCTCGTATTTCAAAGGGCAAATACATCTTTAATTATATATTAATTTATTGTTTTAAATTAATATAATTATTGTTAAAATAAAAGTTATTACACTTTTATGGTAAACATCGTAATTATGGTAAACATCGTAATTATGGCAAACTTTATTAAATAACTTATTCCAATTTACAGTCACGTGGGGTTCTAATATTTTCTTTGAATTTTTAAGTATGCGGTCACTATTAATATTTTCATTCAAAATAAAATGATGTAATTCATCCAAATTACTTACAACAATGCAGTTAAAGTT